CCTTTTTCTGTGTTACATTTGCCCTTTCTAAGCCACCTCCAGCATTTATCATCACTTCTACTTCAGGTAGTGTAATGCCTTTCTTAAATATGTTACTTGCAAGTAGCACCCCACCAATGCTCTTTAGGAACTTGGCTGTAATTGCAATTCTTTGCTTAATGCTGAAGCTACCATCTAGGAATTCATAGCCAGTCATGTTACTCAAATACTGACCATGTTGCTTTATTACAAATAACACCAACGTCTTCAAATTAAACCGATTACACATCTCTACAACCGTCGTAATTAGCATGTTTCTGTGTATGTTGTGTGTCAATACTTGCTTTTCGTATGCTCGGTACATTTCGCCCTCTTCTATTTCTATATTTTTGTTTAAATCGTGGTTTATGTAAATCAAGCAAACCGCATCCCTACTTAATACCCCCCTCTCCTTTAGTTCTTCTTCTTCCATTTCAAAAATTACATCACCACCCATTTGCATCATGTTCAATTTACCCTTCAAATCCTCGCTTTTAAAGGGAGTAGCACTTAAAAATATGTTGTAGTTTAGTTGGTTCTTTTGTAGTTTTTCTATTATTGAAATTCTACTAGTGCTCGTTTGCTCGTGGCACTCGTCCACAAATAGACTAGTAACACCACTAAAGTAATTAAGCAATATTCGTTTTCTAGCATTCCTTTCTTTTAGTGTAATTTTCTTAATTTCAGCATCTTCAATTTTGTCAATACCCCTAGATTTCCCATTCAGTATTACTTCCAACGTCTGTATTGTGGCAACCACGACATGACATTGCTCAAACCTTTTACCCCTAATGCCACCAACATTAATTCCATGCTTAAATAGGAAACTATTTATGTCGTTCAGGCTTTGCTCAAACAAACTTGCACCATCTGTAATAAACAATATTCTTTCATTCTTGTTTTTACTTAATGCTATTCTACAAAACTCGCTAAATATGTAAGTCTTACCACTTCTAACTGGAGACTTAACTATACCAAACCTTTCCTTGAATATTTTAAGCAATGCTTCTTTTTGGTGCTCCATCATATTGTCGCCTATGTCGGCTTTAACTAAATTTGATACCGCAAAGTTTTTTTCGTTTACTCCAAAATCAATTTTTTTATTTTGCAAATTTTCAATAACTATGTTTAACATACCTACCGAAAAAGATTCATTGTTTTTATTAAAATATATATTATACCCATCCCATTTACCTTCCTTAACTAATGGACTATAATGACTACCCTTAAACACAAATGATAAACTTTTTTCTATTGCAAGTTTTTCAGATAGAAATGTGTATTCATAGCCATACTCTCTTATATTTAACCTAGTTATTTTAATCATTTTGTTTTGCTTTAAATGCCAATTTGTCAACAATGTTGTTGAATAAATTATTACTATGCCCCTTAACCCAATTAAAATTAACTTTCTTGTTTAACCTAGTGTATTCTTCAAGTAGTAAAACCCACAAATCAGCATTCTTAACGTCTTCTAGGTCTCTATTTAGCCAATCAATTATCCACCCCTCTGTAAATGGCTTAACTATGTATTGGCTGTCAGAAAACAGATTAACTTCGTCGCATTTTTTTACCATTTTTAAAACTTCAATGGCTGAAGTCAATTCCATTCTGTTGTTGGTAGTGTTCGGGTAATACTTTGAAAATATTTTAACTTGGTTATCAGCATCAAAAAGTAAACACCCTATGCCACCATCACCATTCTTTGAACTTGCACCATCACAATAAGCTGTATATACCATAATTATAGATTATCAATGCACCATATTGGTGTCTTTTCACCAACGTATGCACCGCTTACATTAAAATTAAAATGTTCAACCGCTTCTTCCTTGCTCATTTGCTTTTCCAATATTTCAATACATTTGGATACAGAATAAATTAACCTCATGCTACTTTCTTCTATCCCAATAATTGCTTCATCAAAGCCATCAGCTTTTAAAAGCCCTTTTTCTGGAAACCAAACTAATATTTTATCTAACATTGTACATTCATTTAATTACTTCTATTATTATTCACTTCTTCTCACTGATGAAGCAGATGAAGCACTAATCCCCCTACCCCCTTGTAACTATCTAAAATAATTCACATAATTCAACTATAAAAATGAAAATTAAAGAAAAAAAATAGAGCCATTTTAAGGCTCTAAATTTAAGTTTGCTATAGTTTGTATGTTAAATGGTATATTATTAAAATATGAGGACTTGAAATTAAACTAGTCGTGCCTTATTATTATATTAAAACCCCTAGTTGTATTTGTGTCAGCCTCTATTTCTGAAAAGTGTTCGCATGGGTTTTCTATTGTAGGTGATTTGAAAACATTTCTGTTTACCCACAACCCAATATAAGATCCATCTGCTTTGTTGCCAATGGTAAACAAATTCACAATATCGTTTATGTCATCCATATACAATACACCTTCCATTTCTGTATACAATGGTTTAGAAGCATTGTTAGCCAACTTTTCAAAAGCTAATTGGTTGTTGGGTGATATAAAACCTAGTTGTATGGAGTAGCTCATTGGCTCATTGTTAATTATACCAACTCTAATATTGGTTGTATCACCAACTACCTTTAAAACTATTAATCTGTATTGCGACTGCTTATTAAGTCTGTTCAGATAGCTGATGTCACCAAATAAATTCTTACTTGAACCATTGGGAATTTTACTACTGCTAATGTAGCCACCTATGCTATTAAATGCCTCTGTTTGTACCCCTAGCGGTGTTTCTGCACCAGAATAATAAATTTCTATTGCCATTTGTCATTGTTTTTAGTTTATTCTCATTATCCAAACCAAACTTATATAAGTTGGTAAATTTTCATGTTTGTCGCCACCGCCCTGACCGTTTATGGAGTGAGCATGGTCAGCTACAGAATCAATTGAAATTCCAGTTGTCGCACTATCCGTAGTTACGCTCGGTGATGTGTTACCATTTCCAGTTCTAACCCTAGCCAAACCACCTATACCATTTTGACCTAACATATTATGCGTATGTCCTGGATCAGTGAGGTTGTGGGTATGACCACCATCGTTTCCAGTTGCACCTCCATGGTCATGGCTAGGCATTTCAGATATTGCCAATGCAACTTTTTGTTTACCGCCAATATCACCGAAGCTAAAGTTTGTAACTCCAGGAGTCAATGGGTCAACATCAACACCCAACGGACTTGTACCTTGTATGTTGTTGACAGTACCAATAATCATTCTACCTCTCATATCAGGCGTCGTATTCTGACCATTGCAAATTGCCCATCCAGTAAATATGTTGTTTGTAACACCTAATCCAGTTGCATCAAAATAAGTTGAAATTTGTGCTGTAGTTTCTGGATACCAACTAATTGGACATCTAAGTGGAAAATATTTTTGACTACTTGAAATTGTATTTTGCAAAATTACATTTGAACTAGTTGTCGTTTTAGTTGGGTCTGTTAAAACACCACTCAAACTATAAGCCAATTCATTGTAGTATTCGTTTTCGTAAAACCTAGTTTCATTATTATACTTAAAATGATTTTTAAGAACAAAATACAATTGGAAAATTTGGTTTTCAAAAACTACCTCATCCTTATTAATCATTATGGTTGGAGTGGTACAATTAATTGGAAAGTATTCAGTTCTAGTAAACAACGTGGATGTTTCAGTGTCGTTTACCATTTTCATCAATATTTTAATGTCTTCACAATTTGGTGTAATGCAAGTGCCAACACCACTCCCCAACCTTACACTATCAACAATTAAAACTATGGTTCCCTGATTAATATAGCTTTTCAAAATTGTGCTATAATTACCATCTTGGTAGTAATATCTCCAATTGTCAAAATCACCATCAACAAACTCAGAAGTTCCAGTCCAAACACCACCATATCCATTGTTAATATGTATAGTGCTGTTGAAATTGTTTTGAACCTCACCTGTGATATTGAATTTAAAATCAAAGTTTACAATATAAACATAGCTATCTGTATTTGGGACACCTATTTTCTTAACAGATTCTATACCAACCAATTTATCAATTGCGCTTATATCATCGACTTTACGATGTGTAAAATCTTCATGTACAAAATTCCACCTATAGTCTTCAATTAATATACCATTTGTATCGTAGTAAACGCTACCTAGTATAAATTCCTTACCGAATATTGTAGGTGGAGTGAAGCCGTTATCAAGTATCATTTCCATTTTACAGCTATCGTACATGAAAATGTTTTTATGTAATGGTAAAACTTGAACTCCTGGAGTAAAAGAACCAACCACAATGAATTGCAAATCTGCCTCAAGGGTATCAAATATACCTTGCACTAAAACATTGTTGTCGTCAATTACTTCAAGTATTTCATACTCCAATGTGTAATATTGGCTGTTTGTGAATTTGATTCTACTTGGAAAATTGGGTTGACCTCTAAGTATTTCTGTAAACTTGGTTCCAACGCCATTTATCAAACTTTTATTTGCGCCACCAACGCTAACATATCCTTCTTCTATGTTTGAATATTCGTGTGAAATTTTTATCCAATACTTTTGACTTGAAGTTGGTATGGTAATATCCTTATCTCCATTATTCCACTTTATAACAAGCCTATCAATATCAAATGCGAAGCCGTTTTGAATTCTGAATTTGTTTGAATTGGCTGTGTCAACTATTTTAAGAAAATCAAAGTTTGGATCGTAAAATTTATTTCTAATAATGCCCCACATTGCCGTATCTGTTTTCTTATCGAAAACAAAACCATTATCACGCAAACCTTGCTCAAATCTGCTGAGCTCGGCTTTTTCTAGAAAAATTTCTTCATTTATTTTTAAATATGACATGTGCTATTGTTTAATTAAATTGATTGATTTGTTTGCTGTATTGTACGGAAATAAGAAATCTGTAGCTAAATCGTCAACTTGCTTTTCGGTAAATTTCTCACTATTGTTTTTTCTCCAATTTACAAGTAAGTCGCTACCCTGAACATGACCTCTACTAAATGGAGTCCTTAACGGCTTTACTTTAAAATTGTACATTAAAATTTTTGTATTAAATTCATCGGTTAAAAATGTTGCTAAATCAACTAAAATTTGTGATGTCTTTTTGTTCATCTTCAAATTTTTACCCACACTTAGACTTGTATAAGGCTGTAGACCGAATTGTATGTTTTCGTTTGCACCATACAAAATATAACGAGCAAAATACCAATTTTCAGCTTCAACTATAACTTGGTCGTAACCAACAAAAGTATTTTCTACAGCACCATTGGTAATATTGTATGTATCTAATTCGTTATCGCCACAATCAAAGGCATGAACCCTTAAAAACCAACAAGGTGTCACAACGTCTTGTTTAAACCAAAAACTAATTTCGTAATCTATAAATGGGTCAACCTTCATAAACCATTTCTTGCTAATTTCAACACTTTCAAATCCAAACCCACTTCCAGGTTCAATTTGCATTACCCTACCTTGACCTAAACCCATTGGCAAATCTTGTGTAACAATTGAAACACCACCTATTACCATTGTTGGATTTGGGTTTACATATTGTTCAAGTTGGTAATTTAAAAAATATTGTTGCATTTTTTGTGTTTACGTTTTTTATTAAATACATCTATATCTAAACAACAATTGCTAATTGATTAGCACCACTAACGCTAATGTTGTAAATATCTCCTGGAAGTAAGCCATTTGCAACCGCATCAGCATTGTCATTGTAAACTGGAATGTTTGCCATATTTAGCAACCCATTGAAAATATTTACACATGAAATTGGTTGGTTGAAATTGCTGTTAGCACCAATAAAAATATTTGGATCAACAAAGTAGCCATTCATAAATATGCAATTTTGAATTTCAACTAGGTCTGTAGTTGTTGCCCCAACAAAGAATATCAAATTTGGATCTGTACAAGGGTTTCTTAATACTCTACAATTTTTTATCAAGAAAATGAAATAAGCATTAATATTATACACCGCTGTGATATCACCAATCGTTATGCAATAAGTTGGGTGAGTGGGTATCGGTCCAGCATCGGTGAAGCTTAAATTTCTAAGTTCAATATTATTGAAATTACCCTCTATGTGAATTTCACTTAAACAATTTATTCCAATAACATTGAAGTTGGCTATGTTACAAGTTGCATAATACTTTCTAGTTGTAGCATCAGTATTTTCGTACAGCACACATCTTCCACCTACGACACCTCCAGTATATGCTCCAGTTATAGAATTCAAACCATATATTAAATAATTTTCACCACCCTCTTCACTGGATAATGAAAAAGTACCACCATTGATAACATGCACACAATGTTGATTGTAACTGCTAATAGTGCCATTTCTTCTGATTTGTATGTAGGTTGATATTGGTGAATATCCAGTTCCAGTAATTCTGTTATGCAATATCAGCGGTGTATCATCTGGGTTTGCACTAATTTTAGTGCTTATCATTTGGTATGCTTCAATTAAAAAAACTTTATTATCAACAAAGTTTGTCGATGTTACGCCACCTTCATTTCTGACAATGCCCCCAGTATTAGTTCTAAATATGGCTCCTCCTGCAACAATGAATCTACCACTTAATTCATTTGGATACACTGAAGAATCAAACAAATGTCCAGTTCCAGTATATACAACAATAGCACCATCGGCAAATATCCAACTAGTATTAGTTATCCATAAATTCAAAGCTGTTGTGTATGAAGCTGAAGCAACCATAACACCCACATTTGTAAATTGTGGAGCCGATTGTGTTCCAGTTCCGATTATAGCTGACCTAGCCTCATCTAATGTTTGAAATGGTTTAAGTACACTACCATCTCCAACGACGGTTGAATTTGCATCAACATAATATAGTTTTGAACCATTGTTTGTTGAAGCTAATAATATTTGTGTCACAAGTGTTCCAAAATCAATATAGTATGCTTCACCTGGATTCGGCAATTTTGCGACAATAAATAGGTCGTCAGTTAAACTAAGTGGAGTAGTTGCGACAGGTAATTGGTTTACTTTTTTATCCATTTCTTTTGTGTTTTAATAAGGTACATGTGTTTGAATAGGGTCTGGTTGGTTGGCATTTAATAAGTCGTTATCAGAAGTTTTAATTAAAAATGTTTCTATTGGTGGAGGTGGAACTATGGTATCACCTATAATTGGATAATAAAGTAAATCCCAAACTTCTTCGGCAAAATTTTCGTACCCATTAATGAAAGTTCCATTTTGGTGATTTCTTAACCCCTTGTATAATGGTGATGAATTGCCAATATTCCAACCTCTATTTTCCTTATCCATAAGTAGGTATGCAAACCAATCACATTTATTATGGAAGCATATCAACCTCAAATATTCGCCATTGTAAGGCTTTTTCACATTGGTAAAATGCGTAGGCTCACTTGGCATGGCTAGAGCCAAATTTACTCGGTCTAAAGAATCTACAATGTCAATATAGTTTTCGTCAATTACTGGAGCAACAAGGTAGTCTACAATTTTAACTTCATAATAATTTACATCTGGTGTATACAGATAATCTTCGTCTATTGTAAAACCAAAAGGTAGGTCAACCGCTTCAGTATATTTTACACCATTTATCCATATAGGATTTGTTGGTTGTATCACAAAACCAATTGGTAAAACAAATCTACTTCTGTACCCTAGTGGGTATTCGTAATCCTTAGTCGTGTAAATTTCTTTAGTACCCCTTTCTCTAAATTCGTTAAAAATTGTTTTGGCAATGCATTGCAATTCTATAATGTCAGCATCTTCACAGAATATCACATTCTTCTGTTTCAGATATTCAGAAAGCAATTCCTTTCTCCACCATATAATTGTGAATTGTATGGCATAAACATAAGATAGACTTAAAAATTGCGCTATACTTGTCCAATAGGCAATAAAGTCAGCATCTTCATACAAGTCGTTAGGCTTTTCGTTCCTTTCGACATACAATGGTAAAATACCCTCTTCATAAATTTTATTGCTTAATGCTAACATATTGTTGTAAACATCTATATCATCGTAGCCTAACTTTGAAAAAATTGATTTCAGTTGGTTATCAAAGTTTGGATCGTTTAGAAAATAAGTTCCGTTGAAATTTATGGAATTTACTTCTATATTTCCAGTTGGGTCTGTACCCACCCTCTTACATGAGAATATTATTGTCAAAACGGTTTTAGTAGTAAGTTTTGGGTTTATTTCAGCAATCATGTCACCTATTCCAGTATATGGGTACATTTTACTAAACACCACACCATCTAAGCTGTAAGAAAATTTATATTCTAAAAACCTTGTAAGCGTTTCTCCAGTAGTGCTTATGCCTCCAGTTGTAAGTGATTCCAAGTTGAATATTGGAGTAGTTTTAAACTCCAACACATCGCCTATTTCAGTAAGTATGCTATTATTTACTATCATATTTTATTACCATTAAGGAACATAAGTGCAGAATTGGGTGCTAATTATATTGAATGAATTTGGTGCTGTACCCAACCCATTTGAGGAAGTCCAAATTTTGTTTAAATTGCAATGCGATATCAAACTAGCATCGCCTATAATTGTATTGCCAGAAGCATGGCAATTTTTAAAGGTGCAATACTCTATTATCATTGGTTGTAATCCAATTGGCTTTTTAACATTGACACATGGATAGGTCGAACTAACAACACTTATGTACATGTTTCTAAGTTTACCATAAAACGGTCTACCCTTCAAAAAACCTATGGTGCTGTAATCTGCCTTAACATCATCGAAATCACCGCTTAAATAGCCAGAAACTGGAAGCGAAGCACTATCACCAAATGTAACAAATTCGCAATGCTTCATTGTTAAGTTTTCAAATGTTTTAATGCACCCACTACCACCATTTGTTCTTTTAATTGAAGAATTCAATGCATACCTAATGCTACCATCAGCTAAATAGCTGTTTACAATTTCACAGCTAGTTATGTCTCTAATCGGCTGTGTGATAGCAACATCGCCGAATATCTTAACATCATCTAGTGTGCAATAGCTATAGTCGTTTGTTTTATCAAAAATACAATTTTTTATCACCGAATGGCTTACTGATATAGAATCGTAACAAAATCCATCTAGTACAATTATTTTTTCAAAATAGCTATACTGAACATTTGAAACATTTGTTCCAAAATAACCCTTTGATACTATATCTATGAAATTACCACTTACCGAAGGTGAAGGTGCTCCAGTTGAAGCGAATGCTAAATTGCCAACCAATAAGTTTTGATATAGGTTTCTTTTGAAATAAGAATTGTTTGGTGATGATTGATTAATTGTAAGTAACGTAAAATCCAAACCTAAAATTTCAACACCTTCAATGGATTCACTTATGGTAAAATTACTTATTTTCACATCTCTGTTACAATTGCTATAATGCCCACTTAGCAAATCAAATTGCTGTTTGTTTTGAACACCCTTAAACAACTCATTTCTTAAAGTAAGAGGTTTAATGGTAATGTAATTCAGATTAAGTGTTATCGTTTCAGCATAGTTTCCAGGTGCAATAACAACCTGAGCCTTTTCCAGTATACTTGTTCCATCTATACTTACTTGCCCCAATGCCCCTGCTATGGTTTTCCATGGTTTTAATAAATTGCCAACCTCGGCATCAGTATCATCACCATTGGTTTTACATACAAAGTATATTTTACCCAAATTTGTCGTTGGGCTAGTTGGTGGAGTTCCTACTGGAAGTGCTACCCATGTGAGTGAAACATTGTTCCACGTTTTCCATTCATTTGCTACTGGATTATACCAGATTAACGCTGTATTGGTCGGAGCAATTGTTCCAGAATAAAACGAACTTATTTGCCCTAAATTTTTACTAGTTGTTGTTGGGTTTGCCATGTGTTTTTTATCTAAATGTATAAATTAAATTTCCATTACCGTCAATGTGGTAATTTTTGCTATCTTCACAATGTATATATAGTTCTCCAGTTTTGTTTTCTATGGTGTAATTAATATCCTTTAATGCATTTTTTATTGTAACATTGAGTTCACCATATCCAAATTTCTTATTGTTCCTAAGTTGCATATTTTGTCCATCAGAGCCAATTACCGCCAGAAGTGTATTCTTATGACTTGAGGCTTTTATTAAGGAAATTCCAAACAACCAATCCACACCAGATTTTGCTACTTGGTATAATGTATCTGATAAAATTTTCTTTTGTTCAGGCATTGCTTATATATTTTGAAGTGCTGTTGTAATGAAACTAAAATCAGCTTGTTTTGGAAAATAAATTGGGTTTAAATTATTTTGAATGTCAAATATAATATTACCATTCAAATCCATTAACCTAAAACCTCTTATTCTTGGCAACTTAAACACATCAACTGGAACATCTATATTTGGGTAAAAATAGTAATCATTGACATAACGTACACCATCTACATTTTTTACAATTTGTAGTAGATTATCCCATTCTATTTTTTGTCCAGTTCTCATGTACCTATAATCCAAATATTTGCCTAGTTGTATTTGAATTTGTTTTCTTACCTCGTCAGGGTTATAACTAGGCTGTAAATCAACCCTCATGCTTATATCCAATGGTTGGAAGTCTACATTTCTAAGCACCATACCATAACCATTAAAATTTGACGGTCTAAATTCGGTAATTGAGAAGAATTTACTGCAACGTAGAAGCATGTCGTTAAACTCGCTTTCTGTAAAGTCAATTCCGTTTTCAGCAAGTACATTTAAAACAACCCTACCATCGTTATCTATTCCACCATAATATACTTTGAAAACATTTTCATTTATTTTCATTAATGTTTGTTCAATTTGCGCTATGGTGCTTCTGCTCAACAAATTTATACCTTCCTTAATTCGTTTACGAAAAACGTCATCGGATTCAGCATCACTACCCATCGTGGCATGGTATTCGTTTATGCTATATTCATGCCCATTGGGTATTGGGTTAATTTTATTAATTGTGGTTGAAGGTACATTGGTTTTTTCTCCAGTAGTATTACTTCTAACCTTAACATAGCCGTATCCAAAATCACCTATGGTGTAATCGTTAACCAAATCAAATTCTATTCCGTCAACGCTTTGAAATGAATGTACTCCAGCTACATATTGAGTTCCAACTGAACCAACTACCAACATATATGTTGAACTTTGTTTTTGCCCAAAACGCTGCCCGACTCCCATCAAATTAGCAATGTAATCCAAGCTTTCACCAAAAGCTGTATCTGGAAACATGTGGCTTTCAAGCAATGCAACATCCTTTGTAACTTTTTGTTGTAATTTAGCAACACCAAATGCATTGGCATTCATTACACTACCATCTGTAATTTTGGTAACTTCGTCTGTCTTATTTAAAAATATTTCTGAAAATATTGCTTTAAGTTCTTCTATTGGTGTTATTTTCGTTATCATCTTTTATAAATTATTTTGAATATTTTTGTAGTTTAAATAGTAGAAAGTACCAACATTGTAAGTTATAAATACATCCCCATCAACATAAACATAGTTTTTCACATTGAAATTAACTAAGCTGTCGTCGGATAAAAACACTTCCTTCAACTGCATCATAAGCTGTTTGTATTGGAAAATGTTTTGATTTGAACCAACACCTAGATTTGCATCTATACCGAATTTTGGAAATTCTGGAACATCGCCCTTTTTCAAGGTTATCAAAATTGAAATGGCTTGTATTACAGAATCATTGTAATTAAGTACTAGTATATCGTTGTTGTGGAATGTAATTTTTTTATATATGTCTCTACCATATAATTTTTCACCAACAAGATTGTCAACTATGCTATTAAGCCTAAAACCCTTTTCAAATTCTATATTCTTTGTAATATTTATTTTTAAATTTAAATCTGAACCATAATCCTGTTCAGTTAGGTTATTTTCAAATGCTATGTTAACCCACCTATTGCCAAAATCTACATCGCCGTAATTATTGTATTGAATTTGCTCTAGCGTTTCATGGTTTGAAACATAATGTTCCATGGATATGCCAGAAGTTCGCCAACTATTTTTACTTTTTGGACTTCTAGTAAACTTACTAGTTTGGGCAATTGAATTTAATTTGATTTGTATATTTTCAATGTAGTCAAGTAGTTCCCAATCATCGTACCTATTAAACACAGACTTATGAATTTTCAATAGGTTTGATATTTTAATACTTTCACTAATTAAATCTTCTAAAAATGAAAAGCTGTTTGCGTCAGCCTTAAAATCTGGTTCTGAAAAGTACCTATAAATAAACGAATAATTGTTCTGCAGGAAATACGCATACAAATCAATATAAACCTCAATATTGTAATTCAATATTGAACTAAATCTATTTATTGTATTTTTATCAAAGTTACTTATCATTTTAAATTCTGTTTAAAAGTCCCTCACCTGCTCTAACAAGAAAATTATCTGCGTTATTTGGGTCGCTAACCAATTGCTTTACAGCGTTAAATGCATTGGTAGTTTGAAAACCAATGGCATTATTTAACCTAGCCCTAATTTGCTTTTCTAGTGTTCTTCTAACTAAAGTGTTTTCACGTCCAGTTGGGTCTAGCAAATTTTTTATACCCAATGTTTGATCACCAAATTCTTTGTTCTTTTTACTAAACGAAAGTAATGTTGAAATACTACTATCAACACCACCTTTTTTAAGTATGGCACTCGCTGGAGCAACCGCCTTCATAGTTATATTGTACGACCAAATTCTGTTTAAATCTTTAGTCATGCCATAATCGTGAACAACCAATTCAACCATGTGAGCCTGATTAAAAGAAAGATTGTAAAATATCAATTTGTGGCTACCATAATACTTGTCACTACTTTGGCTTTTAAGCATTATGCTTTCAAGTATTTTGGTTGATCCATATCCAGTCTTATAATCAGTACTAAACATTTCATCCTTTGGTGTAATTGTTTGCTCTTTCATGGTCGATATTTTATTACCATCTTCATTTGCATATCTATTGTTTACACCGCTTACACCCTTTGAAGAACTGCTTATATCTTCAACTTTCATAACCCTTCTAAATCTCCTACCGAAATTACCATTCAATGAAATTGAAAATGGTAAAAATGTTGAATTGGTTGTAATAACAACCCCACCCATTGTTTTACCAATATGTGATTTTGATTGATGTGTATACCTTATGGATGAAGGCATTACTGGAAAACTAAAAAATTCAACCGTTTCACCCTTACTATTTAACAACTCAAAGGCACACGCATAATATTCAATTTCATTTGGGTATTGGCTATGTACCGCTTCCATACCTTTAGCATGGCTATTTCCGAAAACCAATTCTAAATTTTTGTTACCAACTGAAGCTGAAACTTTTTCTAATTCATCGCCTACGTTTGTAAGACTATCTTTAGTGAATAATCCAAACCTACCATGTATTTCACCTAGCAATCTATTCTCTAAATCGGGTATATTTGGGTCTAAAGTACTAGCCATTTATGTCGTTTTTAATGTTTTGCTTTTTGCGTTCTCGAACTTTGACTTAATAGCTCTAATCTTGTTACCTATTTTTGCAAAATTGGTTAAATTGTCTGGCATAAATACCAAATTGCCACTAATAGGGTCTATTGTTTTTGTTTGAATTAATTCCAAACAAAGGTTGGAAGTTTGCTTTATTAATTCGTCAATTATTTCTAATGTTTTTTCGCCCAATAGTGTAACTTCTTCAGGGTTAGAATTTTTAGTTATAATCCTAACTTTCTTATCTTCATCTGGCAACATAATAACAACCCCATCCTTATCCATTGTTATCTTGTTTTTGGTTTTATCCATAACAACGACACCATCACTATATGTTGAAATTGAATTTAGATTTTTATCAATTAACGTAATACCTTCCTTGCTAGTTGTAATATTGTTACCAAATTCATCTATTATGTTGAAGCCAATATTTACCTTATAACTTATTTCACTTTTAGCCTTAACGTCACTACCTAGTTGGTTGTACACATTTATAATGCTGAAGCCACTATTGCTATGCAGATTCAAATATTTTTCACAATGTACATTTATATCCCCTTGAACATACAAATCGTAGCTACCTAAGTTTTCAGAATTTTTAACTGCAACATTTATGCTATGACCATCAACCAATAATGACATTTTGCCAGAATTGCTATCGTGAACTATTTCCGAACTAAACCCATTGCCTCTAAGACCATGTACTATTTCGTTTTCAACCAAACTTGAATTTATTTCATCTCTTTTGGGCAAACAACCAATTATTATGGGTTGATTATTAATTGGTATATTTATCCAAACAACACAACTGCCAACCTCGTTGTATTTTTCTGGAAAAACAATGGAATCCCAACAGAAACGACTAACCAAACATTTAGTCATAACCTCACTTCTGTGTGAGAATATATTTATGGTATTGGTTCTCTTGCAATTTTTAATATAATCGGCTCTACTTTTAGTTTTATCTAAAACAACATATCCAATACCCATTGGCAACCTTTCAGCTTCCAAACGTACTGGATTAACACCATCGCTAATTGGTTGGCTTGAACTTTCATTTACATTCATATCTGCCTTCTGTTTAATAAAAATTTAAAAATTTCAGTATTCACACTCCAAGTCGTTGGATCCCATTTGTCTGAATTCTTGTTGTTTCTAAGCAATTTAACTAGGTTAAAATACTTCTCATAATGTTTTTCAACTATTCCTCTGTTAACTTGCAATGTTGTTTCGCTTGAAATAATTTCCCCAAACTCCCTAGAATTACTTACACCATCAACATAAAACAATTCTCCAGTAGGCACATAACGTATATTCATGCCACGCTTTATTCTTCTATCTGACTTTATTGTAATTGTGCCTTGTCTTGTAAATGGTAAATAGGCATGTGTTTCAATCAGCCAATCTAAATCTTGCCTACCTTGCGATTTTATTATATCTAGATTGTTTTCAGTTTGCACACTTTGGCTAACATCTATATCCAAATATTGTGTCGTAATTTCAAGTATTTTACTTCCCCAAATTTCCATGTATTCAGGTAACATAACCGCTGGAAGTATAGCCATGCTTTCACCCAAACTATCGTCAATCAAGCTACCATAAGGGTTCAGCTTGTACCATGTGTAAAATTCATTATTGAATGATAAATTGTCGGCAATAACATCATCTTCGTATATGTTTATTGTGTAATTACTTTTGTAACTACTTTCACTAAACGGAGGCTTCCTGCAAATGAAATAAAATTTGTCGCCGTATGTGTCCATAAAGAATTCAACAAAAGGCTCTTGGCATATTTTCCTTATCAAATTCATAAGACTTCCAGTTGCACTAGCAAAACTTTGGTCAGCTAAACGCCTACCACCTATTTCCTTATCTATTACCAATTTAACTATTTGCCAAATGCCACTAGCTTTTATCAAATCAATGTCGTTTCCATTAATAAATGCTTCTCTACTTACAACAAATGTTTTTTCTTCAAAATAATTAAACAACGTATCGTGTACAATATCTATATTGGTTAATTGTGTGAATATAAACACTAACCATTCTTCAATGCTCTGTGTCTTGTCAAAATTAAAGGAAGCTGTTGGCATAAACCCTTGTAGGTTATTTTGTATATTAGCCTCGTATGAGTCTTTATTTGTGTCTTTAGACGGAGGAATAATAATCCTATTGCCAGACTTGTGGTTTGCACTATTTAAAATAATTTGCTCCCTGTCCTTAATTATGTATTCAATTGGGAAAAAGTAAACACCGTCATCAATTAATAACTTACTTAAATCTTGTCCAGAAACATTTATTTTCCTTACACCACCTTCTGAATTTGTGGCATCTGCAACATTGGAAACCAAACCTATCATGTCAAAATAGTTATTTGGCAAACTACTATTTGAAATTTTAAATTCGTTTTCTAAATCTATTGTTTTTTTATCAATGCCAATTTTTTCCATTCTAATAAAAACAATATCATTGTTTTGCAACAACCTATTAAAGAAATTAAATTTTCTAATAAATTGTTCACCTTCAACCTTACCATCACTATCACCAAACTTAGCCTTTATATCCTCAGGCTTCAAAACATCCTTATAGTGTAATGTATCTTTGTTTACATAGTTTTTTTGACCATTGAATTCATATTCATAAACCAACAAATCTGCAAGGGTTTTAATATCCCGTTTGCCTACTGAAATATGTGGCAACGTAATTGAAAAATTGCCACCATTTTTATTGACATTTATTTGTATGTTTTCAACAAAATTAGTAATGTTTGTAAGAGTGCTACCATCTGAATCCATAGACTTTGACCAAACCCAAACCTTACACCAACTTTCCTTTTTGAATATGCTTCCCTTGTTTAAATCATTCCAACTATCTATGTTCAATTTTTTGTAATCCTTGTTTTTTATAATTGAACTTATTTTCTTTTCTATGAAAGCATTGTAATCATTATTTTCAACTATTTTAGAATTTACACCAGAATTCTTTTCAGCGTAATATTTGTTTCTAGGTATCGCTAGTATTGTATTGGGTACAATAAAATCCTTATCAGCCTTGCCATAAAATTTTTTCTGTTCGTTATTGTAACTTGAATAAATTGAGGTTTTATTATCGTACAATTCGTAATCAAGTATTTCTTTTGGTTTCATTTGCAAACCATAGAAATCAATTATTTTTTGTAACGTATTGTTTTCTGTATTTGAATCCCTAATTGTTATGTATTCTGGAGGTGGAATTGGTTTAGTCTTTTCATTTGCAATTGGTTCATCCCCCCTAGCAATGTCGTTTGTTAATTCACCTGAATTCCTTTCGCTATCTGTTGTAAGCTTGGTTGTTTTTGCATTTATCTCCTTTTTTAAATTTGATAAATTGAATTTTGTTATATTCAAACCACCATCTGGTATTTCAAAATGAACTGGATCGTAGTAACCCCTAAACTTGTCACCACCCCATAAAAAACCTAATTCCTTTGCAATTTGTGGTATTCCAGTTGAATTCCATTCAGCTAAAGTACTACCCTTTTTGGTGTACTGCTTTCTTGTTTTTATTGAAATTAAATTTAAATCAATTGCTCTACCCTTCTCATGTCTGCTGTTTCCAGGTTTAGCATTTCTACTATCCTTTGCATGTAATTGTCTTTGCTCTTCGTATGTTCTGTAACCGCTAGTTAAGTGAACCAAATAACCACGCTGATTAATGAGGTTGATAAGTGCCAAAAATATGTTCCTAATTTTTTCATCCTTCAAGCCATAAACAAAATGCATGTTTATATTGTTGAAGACATTTGAAATTTTACGTTCTTTAGCTTTTTTATTTTCAACTGGAGGTTGCACCCCCTTAAACAGATTGTATTCCTTTATTCTTCTATCATCAATGCTTTTAGTGCCGTTGAAATTGTGTGATCTCCATGAAGCTTTTAACTTACTTTCGTTTGAATTTTCTTCATTAATAATTTTAGCAATTTCAGTTGGTAAATTTCCTACCGCATAAATTAGCATACACAATGCATCAATTTGATTTTGGTTAAGGTTCTTAGATATTTTTGAAAAATGGTGATACACATTATTCTTCAAATGGCTTTTAATGTACTCATTGGCTTCAACGCTATCTTTATCAAAATTAACCCTTTCACCGCTTCTAACCTTCCTACCATTTGGGTGATAATGGTTTCCAAAACAAATACACCAACCACTTGCAGAATTTAAATCTGGGTATGCAACCTTTCTAAACCCTTCGTCTGATTTTAAAATATTCAAACCATTATTGCTAATTTCTACTTTCATTTTATTTCTTAGTTGAATTAAAACCTATTTTACTTAAATCCCACATTGATTTGAATACGCTCATTCCAGGAACAACACCAAACGCATTTACACCCATATTAACTCTATTTTCAATAGTACCATACTTTTCATTATCAGCCTTAGTTCCTAAGCCGACAGTACCTAGCATTTCACGTCCAGCATCTTGTATTCCACTAGTAATTGTTGTCTTAAGCTTATCCCAATTGGTTATACCCTCTTCAGCTCTAGTTTTTATTGAATTGAATTTTGCATTAATATCACTATCACTTGATTTCATACCATTGGTAGCCTTAATCATTTCTTCCAAACTGCCAGAATTGTCAAGCCTAATTGCATCCTGCCAATTCTTAGTGAGTTGAAATAAAACCATCCTTCTCATTTCACCTTGTTGCATTTGTGCAATTTGAGGTAAAATAGCCTTTAAATTTTCACCACTAGCACCATTTTCCATTTGCCCCATTATGTCGGTATATGAACCTCCTGGATTAGCCCTTTGCAACATTTGATATATGTATGCCCTCATGCCCCCATTGGTAGGGTTTTTAATACTACTATCAATTCTACCCAAACTTTCACCTAATCTATCATCACCAAAACGACCACCAATTTTATCTCCTGCTATTGCCATGCTAGTAGCAAAGTTGCTATCAACCGTTTCACCATTACCCCTCTGCATAGCCATAATATCGCCTATTGCAGATATTTTTTCAGGCAACCTACTAAAATCATTACCACTCACACCTAGTATGCCATTCTTTTCACTTCTTAAAAGTAAGTCGGCAATAATCATACTACCATCCCTTCTGTTTTCAGGCTTGTCGTATTTATAAAACCTATCCAAACCACTAGTTTCACCCTCGGTTAAGCTGTAGGCATTTTCCAAATATTTATGTCTCCTAGTATCTTGCGCTAAAGACTCCCCACCGAAACCCCTACTTTTAGCCAACCTAACTCCAGCACCCATCAATTCAGCATCGTCAAGTCCAGTTCCAGCGTCATTGTAATTTCCAGTAAAACCGCTAAATTTATTTTCAACCAACATGTTGCTTTTTGATTCAGCCCTACTTAATTTCAAACCCTCGTCAAAAAGCTTTTTAAAACCCATTATTAAGGCTGTAACAATTGCACCACCTAGTAACATACCTCCAGCACCTAAACCAACGCTTCCCATCATACCTTGCGCCCCTATTTGCATCATTCCAGTACCATTACCTTGTACTCCTGCTGAAGCCATGCGAGCCAACACGCTAGGTGAATCTTTTTCAACCACATTATTACCCAACATATTAGAAACTTTTCTATCGTGTTGCCTTTGCATGTGAGCACTATACTCTTCGGGTGACATTTTGTCTTTAAACTTTTCATAACCATGCATCGGGTCAAACCCAACACCCTTACTGGAGCCAGAAGAAGCTTGTTTTTCTAATGCTCTAATATATCTTTCAAATTTGTCCGTAAGTAGCTTAAACTTTTCATCTATGTTACTTCCTTCTTCTCTTCTAATTCTTGCCCTACCAAATGCATTCCCACCTCTACTATCATCAATGTTGTCGTGCATTTCACGACGCATTTCTTCAAGTTTTTTCTTAATGGCTTCTACACGCTCTTCAGTTTTTTCAAACGCTTTATCGGCATTTGCTAAAATATCAAAGTCGCTAATTTCTTCAAATGCTGACCTAAAGTTTTCCTTGGCTTCTCTTGCTGTTTGGTTTAACCCACTAGCATCAGCATCAAGCCTAATATTAATCCTTTTATCTTCAGAAGCCATATTAAAAATCGTTTAAATCAATGTTATTAAATTCGCTATCCAATTCTTTATTGTTCATTTTAACAATTTGCTTAGTGTTTACATCCTCTGTATTGTTTAGCACACTATTATATAGTTCCTTTTCTTCATTATCTTCCATATCTCTAACCTTTTCATGAAATCTATCTTCCATGAATTCAATAACCATATTAATGTGATTAGCTTCTAGGTGTTCTTTAGCACCAAATGGTATCCCATACTTCTTTCTCCACCAATAATCGTATGGGTATCTAATATTCCATTCTGAAACAAACTCTTTTATTTTGAGTGTATTCCCATTAGCTAGTTTGACTTGGTTCATTATCATCTTTGTTAATGGTAACTTCCTCAAGTTGCTTTTCTAGGTTTGTTAAAAATGGGTACAACACTTTCGTGTATTCTATTTTGATTTCACTTGAAGTTTTTAAATCCATGTTATTGAAATCATCAATCCCCAAATTTAATTCTTTGATTAAAATTGCAAAATTGGAAAATGCGTCTACTAAGTCCAGAAGATCAAGGCATGTTTTATGCCCACTCCTAACAAAGTCGCCATATTGACCATTCGTAAGTAAAACCTTATAGTTTTCTATTTTGATTTTCTCACCTACATTTGGATAATTAACTACAAATTCTTTTCCTTTTAAATTTACTTTTACTGATGTTTGCATTTTTGTTTACGTTTTGTATTAAATACATCTTAAAATTTCAATAGGCTGTATTGAAGTCCAGCTCCGACATATATACTAGGTTTAAAATTGTCTGATACACCATACCCAACTTGAAAACCAATACCGAATCTTTTTGGCTTTTGTTTAATTTCAATTTTGCTTACACCAATTGTTTTAACCAATGGATTAGTATTATGGATATCTATTGTCGTTCTTGAAGACATTAACAGACGTTTTTTAGTAAATTCGGTTATGTATATGCTGTCGGTAATATTGTAGCTTATTTTTAATCTATTTACATAACCATTGGTATCTACATACCCATTGCCATAAAGTTGAAAATATTCACTACTATCCTTAATGCTAAAAAACCTTTGTGCTGTATCAACTACTGTTATTTGTGGTTCAATTGTGTCATGTATGTTTACAACAACTTCTGAAACTGAATTTACATTTTTAGGCTTTATCTTCAGTAACTTTGTAATGTATTCCAATTTCTTATTGTAGGCAACTAGCAACAATTCTTTTTCCATTTTAACGGATTCAAATTGCACATGCTCCTTATTGTTTACATCAATCAATGTTTTTATCTTGGTTTCCCTTGTATCTACATCGTTTGATAGGTTTTCAATTATTGAATTCTTTATGGATATCTTTTTATACACCCAAATTGTTGCCCCTAGTAATGCTAGTAAAAATAGAATCAATAAAAATTTGTTTTTGTTGTTTTTCATGTTTTTTGTTTTAAACAAAACAACCTCCCAAGAACAGGAGGTCGTTTCGTATTGTAATTGTAATGAAATGTATAAAGAACTAAAGTGGAAACAAAATTGGGTTAGTGTATTCAAAGTCAACATCTCTACCACTAATTTGCCCCTCGCTTATATCAAATGATTCTCTTGTAATAAAGCAACCTATGATACTAGCAAAGACCTCAAGTTTAGGTGTGATAATGCCCCCTGGACTAGTGGTGTCCTTTACTTTTCTTAAAACATCAATTTGTACACCATCAGAACTCAAAAGCAATGTGTTTTCAAATTCTTCAATAGTATTCATGTTTCGAAGTAATGCTCCAGGGATAGCTTGTTTTTTCAAGTCTATCATGAAGAATCCCATATTGAGTGTACAATTGTATTCTAACGGAGCATACTCGCTCGCAATTAAAGCACCTAGCCCAACTACCTTAGTTCTACGAACATTTTCCGTACAACGAATGTTTTTTGCTTTTCCAACTGCAACACCATTTACTTTGATTATCGCTAGTGGTGCTGTCATTACTCTATCTGCCATGTTAATTTTATTTTAAAGTGTTTTGAATTAAAGTTTGATATTTGGGTCTAAAATGTATCCTGTGAAGAACAGCTTGTTAATCGGTCCGTTTGGTACAAAGCAATACTCAATGTTCCAATAATCATTTACTAGTTCAACTTTTACATTTTCAAATCTAATAATCAGATTATCTTGCAATGCTCTTACTGAACGTGATTGTAAATACCCTTCGGTGAACAGCTTAATTTCTTCAGCACTAGCTGTAAACAAATTGCCACCAACAAATCTAGTAGTTGCATTTATTTTCAACTCCTTATTAATTTGGTGAATAATTCGCATTATTTGAATTTCAGGACTTTGACCATTTGCAGAAATAAGCAAATTGTTGTTTTGCATGGTATTCACACCCTGATTAATTACCCAACCTAATTGTTGTTGATATCTAGTGTGCAATACACCGCCGATAAGTGCTTGTTCTCTTTCGCTCTTTTTTAATTCATGCACCAACCCAGATATTCTAATATTCTTGTAAGTAATTGGTATCTGTGGCTCCATTCCAGCTGTAAGACCGCAAACCATCGCAGAATGATAAAATGAATCGTATTCTTTAAATGTTGCACCACCGCTATAATTTGGCATCAAAACACCACTATGCACAATTGAAACAAACGCATCGTTATAGTAACTTGCACTTTCCAAACTACCATCATCTGTTCCAGTAGTAAACTCGTCAGCATTATTACCGCCACCAATAAACATAAGCTTTTCGGTAAAGGTACTATTCTGCTTTATATAGGCTAGAATCTTACCATTTGCAACACTTTGAGCACCATTGTTTGTACCAACTACCATCTGAGGTGCTGTCCACGCTGGACTTGGTTTCAAGCCATAATCACATAACAAAAACAAGCTATTATCTAAGTCAACAATGTTATCCAACACATCGTCAACATCTGTTGGATTGTATGAAGTTGTACCACTTGCAAATAATTGCGCTGTTGTACCAAAATTGGTTAAATCAGTTGGTGTCAATGAAGTTGCACTTGCTGTACTTGCTGTTAAGGCAAATAGTTGATTGAATTTATAATCAGTAGCCATCCATGCAACCAAATCATTTACACTTGAAAATTCAGGAGTCTGGCAAACAATTTTAGCATCACAATTCACTTCCTCTGTAACGTATTCAACATTGTCAGCATTTTTGCCCCTATATTGCCCCTCGTAAAATTCAATTATGTATTTTGCTGTATCAATTATTCCAGCTTTAAGCTTCCAACCATAACCTCTACTTACTATTGAAAGTCCATTGTAATTTGTAACTAATGCACCATTGCCACGAGTACCTTCATTTTTACATTTTAGTGTAATCGCTCCAGTAGAAAATGTAGTTGCCTTTATAGCAGGGACTGTCGTACAAGCACGAACATAGATAACCTTTTCGGGACCTAAGCCATTTTTAGATGGAGACCATAAGAAGTCGGCAACATCATATAAAATTCCACCGCCAATGCTTTCCTTCATATCCCTAGCGTTTTTGAATTCATAAACTGATTTCACACCTCCAGCTGTAGGTAATCCAGCGTTAATGCCACCTCCGTAACCATAACCAACACCAATTCCTGTATCAATTATGCAAACATTACCATAAGTACCCAATGTTACTGGAACTGGAACACCGCTCTTAATTTGCGAATACGCTCCTGGTTCTATTACTTTTCTACCATTGAAATTAACTATTGTAGCCATTTAATTTATTTTTTATTGTTGTTTTTAATATCGTTTGATTCTTTTGGTTTTTCTGTAGTCCAAAATACTTTCTTTTCAGAAATATTAAAATTAGGTGAAACCACTTTATACCATGCATCGTAAGTTTTCTTAGTACCCTTATGCATTTTACACAAAACAAATTCATCTGAACTACTTACTCCTTGTAGTCCGCAGAATGTTTGTATATCTATTTCGTTTTGCATCTTTAAAGTTTGATAGTTAATAACTCAATTTTCTATGCACCATTGCCACCCATTGTATCTTCGTAATCTGTTTTTAAATCTGCACAAACAGAAATTTTAAACCCTTCAATTGTTGGAATTGGTATTTTTGTTTTAACAATATATTCGTAGTCAAAATTAATTGAAAGGTTTCTGTGGAATATGTGTGGTGTACTTAATTCTTGTTGTATTATAACATCAGCCCCACTTATTTGCATATTCACTAAACCTTTAAGTTCGAAGTGGTCGCTAAACATCAATAACAATGCTTGTAGATAATAATAAGTAATCAACACTTCGGTACTATTGTCGCTTGTCACCATAAGGTGATAAACGCTGTTTTTTGTCCTAGATTTGTTTATTTCTATTTTGTTGGTTAAATCGTTAATCACAATTTCAGCTTGGTCGTTTAATCCAACCGCATCAAATTTACCCTTAGTTTCATTTGGCAATAAAATGTGTATAGTTGTAATATTGTTTCTTTCCAAATTGTAACCAACAAACACTTCTAAGTTCCTTCTTTTATCTGTATCAATAACAAACAACTTAACTGCCCTTTCATACCAATTATCAGTACTCCCCATTACCATTAAATCACCATTATCATCTTTATTGAAAATATCATATAATATTGTGTGAGTCTTATCTGATGCTAAAGTATAATCGGTTGATACCATATCTAGTATGGAATTTAAAGACTTGTATATTATAATTTCAGGTATTAACATTTATTAAAACATTTTTAAACCCATTCTAATATAAGCACATGCTTCGTCTGGGGAGCAACCAAACATTTCAACAAAACCTTTTGCAATATAGTTTTTATCCAATTTACCATTCACTGTCTTATGTTGGTACAAATAATCAATGGATTTTCTGTTAAACTCTTCGTTAAATATTTCTTCCTTTTCTTTTTTAGTTAATGGAGGTTTTCCAGCTTCTTCCCTATCCAATTCTTGAGATTCAACTTCCGCTGTTGACATTTTACTAAAAGCTAATAATGTTTCAACACTACGAGCATTGATGTCAAATGCCTTATCCTTATGTTTATCGAGCATTTTAATCACATGGTCCATTTCGTCGTGTGAATAATTTTTAATACCATCAAATTCCATATTGGTTAATTCTCCATTGTCTTTTTTGGCAATATGTTTAATGTATGTCATTGTGTCCTTTCTATCCATACTAAGGTCTTGCGCAAAACTTCTACTCATAATTGGTTGCATTTCCTTACTTTTAGTAATAGTATCCTTAGGTATGTTGGTAATAAATATCATTTTACCACCGAAGTCAAATTGCTTTGGTATTTTACTTCCATCACTAGCTTTAACTTCCCTTTGGGACATATTACTAACTTGACTTTGACTGCTACCCAATGCTCCTTTCATATACCCTTTAATATCTGGGTCTTCTAAGGCTGAATCACAATCATCAAACACCATTACCTTGTCGTTATGTTCCCACATCAATTGGTAAAATGAAGTTGCTGTAACCTTACCACCATCTATAAACACATAATCATAGTCATCACTTCCTGGAGTGTGAATCTTTGGGTCAAACATTCTGTCTTTACCAAATTTCCTCTTAAGTGTTTTTTTGACTGTGAAGGTTTTACCAACACCACCACTACCATACATGATAGCACTTTTTTTCATACCATCGCAAACAGCATTCACAGCTCCAGCAAAATCTTTAAATTTTAATGTAATTCTTTTTACAATGTCAGCATCTGATTCATTATCATCATCAGTTAGCGGATGTTTGTTATCATCATCAAGTTTTGCTTGTATTTTGTTAGCACTAGCATCAGCTTTAGCATCTGGAACTTTACCCTTAAAAGTAGATTTGTGGTCTGCTGGGAGTTCACCTCTTTCTTTAAGCACATCCTCTGCACTAGTATGGTATTCATGTGTGGTATCCTTTCCACTAATGTATCGCTTTAAAACATCACTACTTTTAGTTCTAGCTAATTTGTGGTGAGGTGTATTTAATTTTTTACCATCTTGTTTTACTTTTGCTGTAGGCTGTCCAGTAACTTGGTTCCCATTGGCTCTAGGCTTAATTTCATGGTGATGTTTTTTGTATATTGTACCGTCATCACCATGAATAACGTACTTTCCACTACTACTAACCCTACCAACCTTTCCAGACTTTTTTTCACCACCATGTTCAAAATCTGCATGGCTACCATGTTCAGCATGTTCTTTACCATTGGCATCAACCCAACGCTTAGTCTGTTTGCCATTCTTGTCGGTAACTTGCTTTAGTGTTAAATGGCTTGTATCTAAACCTTTTTCAAGTTTGTCTTCACCATTGTTACCATTTTTAAAATTTTTTTCTATAAAATCATGTATTAAATCAAACCCTTCATCAGTTTCCTCCCAATAACTTCTTTCACTCATTGGTAATTCTAATTTTATTTTTTTTATTTTTAATTTGAATTTGTTTAAATTTTCCCTACTAACTTTTAAATTTTTAAAATCAAAATCTTTTGGTAGTATTTCGTCTTCAATTAATTCCTCAATTGCAAAATCAAATGTTTCATGTAATGAATTTGGAATTTTTACACGTTCTTCTTTAATTTCCCTACTTGCTTTTTCGTGGGCATCCATGTTGTTATCCATCTTATCAACAATTCCACTATGCGGATTATCATGCGATCTTTCCATGTATTTATCATACCTAGCCTGATGTAAATCACTTGCATCTAAATGATCCTGCTTAGTAAAATTTTCATGCGATTCATGGTCAAAATGATTGTAAACATCCTTACCTGATTTTGTTTTACCAATTACTCTTGAATCAACACCATCAGATTTGTATTTTTTATCATAAGTAGTTAATCCTTCATTCGACACCTTTTGCCATTTACCCTCGGCAATTTTTTTGTAACCATTTCTAATCTCACCAATTTGACCATGCTTACCACCTTTTTCAAGCATGTCATTACTAGTAATGCTTTTTTGAAATTCATCTGCAATACCAAAACTAGCTAGTATTTGTTTTCTCTTACTTTCTCCGTAACTGAAGTTTGTTATATTATTATTTCTCATTGTGTTTTAAATGTTTTTGTTATTTTAATTTTGAATGAAATTGGTAAACTTTAGCATCCCATTGACTAAATGAACCACTTACGACTGGAAATCCAACCCACGAGCCCGAATACGAATAACCACTTGAACTAAACTTGTAACCGCCATCTCTAGACATAATTGAATTCAGCATTTCTGCGGAAACATCCGCACTATTATTATTAATTGAAGACGAAGCCAATCCAGCATTGTTCTTTGAAAATTTATCTTTATGTTTTTCTTGTAAATCGTACTTATCAAACATTATACTCATTTCATATTGAAGTTTTTTATTGTCTACTTCTACATCAAAATGAATACCAACATCCTTGCCATATTTTTTAAGAGTAGCTTGTGAAAGTTCCTTAAATCTAGCAAAACCTTTCTTAATTTCTGCAAACATTTTATGGTCTTTAGTGTACCCATTTCTTTTAAACCCACTTAAAAGTTCTTTCTCTTTACTTAATGCCTTATCTAAATTCGCCTTATTGTCAGCTAATTGTTTTACCTTTTTTGCATCAATAGGTTTGGTAGGCTTACTAGCTGTAGGTTTAGTTGCTGAAGTATTTTTTGTTGCTTCTTTGCTGTGTTTAAGTTTTTGTTCAGTATGGTGTCGCTTTTCATGATTTGCTAACATACCAGAGCCATACCCACCAGTCTCGTCAACAATTTTTTGCTTTTCAGAAATTTTATCGCTGTGCAATTTTACTGCATCCTCGTGGTCTTCTTTGCTGAAATCTTTATGTTCAGGGTGTTCAGCATCATTGTATATATACTTTCCAGAATTAGTTTTACCAATCGCACCTTTCGGTAAGCCTTTGTTTTTAGAATCATTGCTTACATCTTTTGCCTTGTCACCATCATGCTTCTGCAATTCCATTGGGTGTTTCTTGTAAATAGTGCCATCATCGCCATGTACTACATATCTACCACTACTGCTCACCCTACCAACTTTTCCAGTTTTCTTTTCACCATTGTGTTCAAAACTAGCATGTGTTCCATGCTCCATGTGTTCCTTATCGTTAGGGTCTACCCAACGCTTCGTTTGCTTTCCGTTTTTATCGGTTATTTGCTTTAAGGTAAGATTGCCTCTGTTAATAGCTTTTTCAAGCAAATCATCACAATCTATACCCTTTTCAAACGATACAAATGGTACATCTTGCTTAAAGTTTGCTAGAATTTGTTTTGCTCTAACTGCATCCAATATATTTCTCATTCAAATAGTTTTAAAAATGTTTATGTGAACTCCATTCTACATCTCCATCATGGTGGTCATTGCGAATTCCACCAATGCTATTAACATGCTCATCATCGTAAACTTTGCTGTCAAGCTCACTTGCCGACTTCTCATGAGCAAAAGCACCACTTTTGTCACCATAATATAATTTATTTTTAACTTCATTTTGGTGTTCTTTTTTTGTCCAACCATGTGTTTTAGAAACTTTTTGCCACTTCCCTTCGGCTATCTTTTTGTAGCCATTACGAATTTCCCCAATTTGACCATGTTTACCACCCTTCTCAAGCATATCATTACTTGTAATGCTTTTTTGGAAGTTGTCGTCTGTAGTGCCAAAACACGACATAATTTGCTTTCTTCTAGCTTCGTCACCTATGTTTTTCATAGTAATATGTTTTTGTTAATTTATGAATTAAGAAGTGGTTCCAGTTCCGTTTGCACTATTAGCACTATCGGCACAACCAAAAAGATTCAAGGAACCTTTTGCCTTTACTCTAAAGTAATAGGCTGTTCCTGTTGTTAATCCAGTAACTACCTTATTCGCAGAAAGATTATCTAATTCAAAAGTAACAACTCCTGTTGTGAACCCTGCATTCGTTGCTCTTTGCAATGTGTAGCCACTTGCTCCAGTAATTGCACCCCATGTTACCTTCAATGAAGTTGTAGTTGGTGTATTAACTGCAGAAATAACTGGAGTGGTCAACACTTGGTTTGTAATAGCGTTCAATTCAGAATTACCTGATTGTGCAACCATGTTCAAACTTTTAGATAACACAAAGGCTTTTAAATTAGCCAATGTGTAAGAATGACCAATTTTGTAGGCAACTTCAAACATTGATTTTTCCAAATCTGTGCTTATGAAGTCAATACTCATAATTGTAAATTTATCCTTGTTGGAAAGTTTTATTGCATCAGTTCTTAAACGAACTAGTACTGTTCCTGCTGGATTAGCGATAATAAAGTCTACCATTTTATTTTGTTTTATTGTTTAAAAATAAATAACTCATTAAAATCCAAATGTAGATAAAACCCTATCAACTTCATTGTTAACTACTAAATCTGAGTCAGTTGCTTGGACAGCTTTTTGCGCAAGGTTTAAAGTCGTTAACCCCTTGTGTATCCATGCTAAATCTTCACTATTTTGCCCCACTCTCCTAAAGGTGCTGTAAGATCCTTGTGTTGCTATTTCATATTTCTTTTCATCCCTTGTCATACCTTCAAAATAGCTGCTCTTATGTACATATTCATCAAATACCTTTTTAGCACCCAATTCTTCAAACTCTATTTTTGCCCTAGTTTTAGGTAAATCGTAAGGTGTTGGCACATCAATTTTTTGCAACCTATTTGGTGAATTCACTTTACTATTTCCAGGAGTGGTTTGTTTTGCATCACTTGCCTTAAAGTTTTTTACTATGTCGTAAATTTCCATCGGCATAACTCCAGTAAAGGCACTACTGAAGCCATTTGCAGACGGAGTAGCCCATCTAAATGGTATGGTTAAGTACCAACCCCCCTTTTTATTAAATTTAACCTTAGAAGAATTTTTAAAACCTTCCTTCATGTCAAATGGTGATACACCATTTTCAAGCATATTGGCAAATTTACCAACCAACACAATACTCTTAGCACCAATGCCAATATCAGCCATAAGTAAGCTAGAAATGTATTGGTCTCTAGTTTTGTTCAATGCTCCCTTTGCTTCTTCCACCCATTGTCTGTATATCTCCAACGTCAAGGCACTTGCACATGAATCAGCTAAAGATTCAGTTTGCTGTTGTGTTAATTGAAATTCATCAATGGTATCCTGTAAACTAATATTTATTTTTATAGCACCCATCTAATAATTATAGTTCGGCTTGTCTTTGTTGTAGTCTGTATTATCAAACAAACCAACACCGTCATAATTAGGATCGTCAAGTACATAATGTGCTTTTCTAGCTATGCAATGAATTGGGTAATTGTCAGTAGTATCGGAAGATCCGCAATCCTTATATGTCCTAACTTTAACCAAATCCCTATTAATGTCAATAACATAAAATGTTGGGTTGTGTGAATAGCGTATACTCACTCTAGGAAATTCATCATCTGTAATTGCATCTAGTACAGAAGCTGATATTTTAATTTTGTTGTATTCAATTGCATATTCATCTTCTTCTAATCTAACTAATGCCTCATCAATGCTTTTGAATACATACACATCAAATACTTGTATTGGCTTGTAAGTTAAAAAAGAAAAATACAAATTTGCGCTAGATTTTGAAGTCATGAATAAATTTTGGCTAAACCATGCTTCAAGTTCTGTTAAAACAATTTTGTCCATGAAACCTAGCTTATCTGAGGCTTTAGCCGTAACGCTGACAGTTCCAGCATCCGTCATACTCCAGTTTTCGTACTTGCTTTTTACACCAATTCCTTGACACAACAATTTTGTAACAACCTTGTCTATATGAACCCAACTAGTGCCACCACAATTCAAACAACCACTACTAGCTTGTCCAGTAGCCTTTTCCTTACAAGGGCAACGCAAGGCTCTTTCAACATTTGCTTCATAGCCATGTGTTTCAATACTTTGTTCAAACCAATTTTTTGAATAACCAACTTGTGGAGTAGTTATAACATTGGGTGTTTCAGATATAAACGCTTGTTTGTCATGTGCTCCCATAATTATATAATTTGGTTTAAGTGGTTTTTTAAATCCAATATTAAATTCATACCATTGAATTGCAACTTGTCAGCCATTACATAATTGTCATGCTCGTCTTCATCTAATACTATTGTGGCTTTGTCGTTAATCAAATTGCTAACAAAGTAATACAGAATACAATCTGGTAATTCCAACCTATATGGATTGCCTAATAAAACATAATCAACTTTTGGCTTTAATCCAGTTTCTTCGTATGTTTCCCTAGCACATGTTTGTAATAAGGTTTCACCCTCTTCCCTATGACCTCCAGCTGTACACCAACAACTTGGATGTGAACTTCTAATGCAACGCTTCAATAACAATATTTTATCAACGCTAATAATAATGTTGTTCACAAACTCTTCCTTCTTTTCTTTTTTAAAAGAGTTGAATATTTGCCTTGAAATTATTTTATCTTTAGGGTTTATTTCGTACATTTTAAGTCCTCCGTTTTTGCTTTTTAAACTACGTTAAAGGTAATTCCCTTGTAAGTACCCCTTATCCTTCCATAAAGGTCTTTCAATTGCTCTGTAGACGCTTTTATTCTTTGTTGGAATATGTTACCACCATTCATTTTACTTACAGACTGACTAAGACCGTCAAAACCTAAACTTTGACTAGCTAAACCAAACGCTGAACTGCCTCCAGGACTTGATATACCCATTTCAAGTATTCCTAGTAAATCTATAGTAGTAGCCAATCCTATGAGGTTAATTATGCCATCTGGTATTCTGTCAAATCCAGTAACGTATGTAACATCCCAATAATAGGGTATCATTCGAAACCCTCTGAAATTAAACAATTGTGAAAATTGCACCCTTTGGTAATCAAAATTAGTAGAACCACCACCATTGGGAACTATGAACAATTGGTGATTCGGCGTATTGTCATTACTATTGCTTCTTTTAATAGTAAGCCATTCTATAGGGTATGTAATAATATTCCTTTCATTAAACCTACCTTTTAAGCCACAAATACTATTGATTTGCCAACTAGTTTGAATGTAACCCCAACTTAAAAATTCTTCAGTAATTAAATCCTTTTGTTCCCTAATTTTTTGTTTGAAAAGTTTAATACCAAATTCGTTTTCAAACAAGTCTTGCCATGCTTTAATTTTGTTGGTAATAACTTCATCTGGTAATGACGCTCCAGTCACTGGATTGCATAACGGCAACCCCCATAAGTAATTCAACTTAACATCATCGGAACTCATAACTAGGCTGTCATGGGTTCCGAGTGTTAAATCGTTAAATTGTATGTCTAAATTAATAGTTGCCACTTATTTAGATTCTTTTCTTTAAGAATGTTTTAAATGCTTTCTCATTTTTGGAAAACTTTTCATAGCCTTGTATTTTGGCTGTCTGAGCGAACTCAGCCAACTCTTCCAAATTCATTGAATCAATTTGCGCTTTCATTTCCTCAATTGCTTCAATTTCTTCTTCCGATTTTTCAGGAGCAACACTAAGTTCCCATTCTTTGTTTTCACAAATAACTTTAGCTACTTCTTCAGTAACTTCAACTTCACAATTTTCATCCAACTTTGTTTTACCTACAATTGGTAAATTCAATTCCATGTTGGCATACCCATTGTTGGTGCATCTTACTTTTACGTTTTTCATTTTAAATAGTTTTTTTATTAATAAACTTAATATATCAAAAAAATGGTGAACCGAAGTCCACCATTTTCTAATTTAAAGGATAGATACTATGTGAGGTCAGTTCCAATGTTTATAAAGCGAACCATTTTCCTAGGAGCATAAAGGAACGGAGTACCATAAAGCAACACCATGAATCGGAAGGCTGGACCAACAACTGCCAAATCCATTTTCATAAGTGGAGCCAATTGCTTGAATTCCATTACCTCTTCGCTTTCTTCCATGAGTAACGCTTGGTTGGTTCCTGGCATGAAACGATTGCGGTCACGAACATGACCTGCACTACCGCCATCATATCCTGCTGTCAATTGGGTTAATGAAACCGTGAACAATGGGCTATAAACCGCATTGCCGACTGTCGCACCCGCTTGGCTTCTATAAATTTGGAAGCTAGTTGCATTATACGTTGAAGCTGAAGCTGTGAACGTAATGTCAACAGCACCTCCAGCGACAATTGTTGCAGGAGTAGCAAAGACTGTCAGCACACTTTCGCCGTAACGATTAATGGCTGATACTGCATAGATATAAGTTCCTGCATCAGAAGCGAACCACTTACCCAATGCATCAGTTGCAACTGGAGTAACCGCAGACACAACTGGAGCAATTGGAGCATTCGCTGAAGTTGCACTAGAGGCTGAAGTTTTGGTCGGATTCTTGTTGAAGAAAATATCGTAGTTCAAATCAATGTTACCAAATTGGGATTCAAAAGATTTTACTCTTTGTCCCATTACACCATCGGTCAAGGCATTGGTATTCGGCTGAATGAACTTGTTACCATAAAACTTCTTTACAAAGTTTGATAACACTACTGGAGGAGCATACAAGGCTGTAGCTAAACCGAAGTTTTCAATAATACCATTAGCACCGCTTTCAATGGCTTCTTCAGACAATACTTTACCACGCAAATCAATCACGACTTCGCTATTCATGTACTCATTAAATGAGGCAAATGCATCGTTGGATTGATGCTGTGCAATGAATCCGTTAAACTCTTCAGGAATCATTGCTTCGTTACCGAAGTAAAGACCACGATTAAGTTTACGCAACAACCACAAAGTACCATTCTTAGCTTCTCTGTCAATAGCATCACC